GTTCAAGGCGCGGAACACTTCCGCAATCTTGGGCTCTATCGGCTTGCCGAGGCTTGCGTCCGGCGAATGGGTGTTAATCCAGAGCATCACAACAAAGGCGATATCGTTCGCATTGCAATGGGCCATCCAGGGATTACTGGCCGATTGAATATCCGTCGATCGTCCGACGTTTACCACACAAGCGGATCGTTTTCCAGTCTGCTTTTGGATGCGGCCAACAAGACCCTAACGGCGTCTTACGTCGAGGCCCCATACACTTGGGACCAATGGGTAAGGCAAGCCCAGTCGGTTGACGACTTCAAGAACATCAACCGAATCAGCCTTGGCGAATCGCCAAACCTTGAAGTGGTTCCCGAGGGCAAGGACTACCCAGAGGGCAAGGTTGTCGATCAACGCAAGTCGTACAAGATTGAGAAGTACGGCAAGGAATTTACCGTCACCTGGGAAACGGTTATCAACGATGACCTCGATGCCTTGTCTCGCATTCCAGCGATGCACGGATCAGCGGCTCGTAGGACGCAAGAAAAAGCCATCTACGATGTGTTTTTGTCGAATCCTTTGATGCCCGATGGGTTCAACTTGTTTTCGGCATCGCACACCTCCGGGACTAACCTTTCGGGCGGTGCTGGGGCTCCAAGCAAGACGACCCTCGACAAAGCCTTTGAGGTTATGGGTAAGCAGAAAGGGCTCAACAGCGACGTATTCCTTGGGCTTACCCCGTCGATCCTCTTGGTGCCTTTGGCCTACGCAGGGACAGCATTGGAGCTTGTCAATTCGACGGCTTCGGTCGAGAGCGAAAAGAACAGCGGCGTCTCGAACCTTTACGGTCGCGGTGGTGCTCGGCAATTGCGGGTTGTTGCAAGCCCATACCTGGACGCCAACAACTCGACCAACTGGTATGCAGTGGCCGACAACAGTCTGATTGACACGGTTGAAATCAGCTTCCTGAGTGGCGAAGAATCGCCAGTGCTCGAAAGCGATTACAACATCCGAAACGATTCGTACATCTACACGGTGCGTCAATCGTTCGCAGCGGCGGTTATTGAGCATCGCGGCATCTTCGCTAATCGTGCGTAGTGTCGATTGAAATCTAGCCCCTGGGCGATTGCTTGGGGGCTTTTTGGGACGGCAACAACATTTTCAAAATAGGGTTACAAACATGGCAGGCTTGAAAGATTTTGTTTACTACGAAGACGACTTCATCGGCACCCCGGTGACGTTCCCAACTTCGGCTAACATCGGAACGCCTTGGCTGACCGACGTTACCGGGGCGGCTCCACCAACGCACGTTCGGGGCGGCAGCGAAGCCACCTTGACTCTGACAAGTGCAAGTCAGATTCAAATCCTTGGCCTTCACCACGATGATAGCTTGGCGTTTGACATCGACGACCTTCAACGGATCGAAATGCGGGTCAAGCTCGGGGCGGCTACCTTCACCAGCGGTTCTATCCTCGTATTCGGTTTGGCTTCGGCTCGAAACGACACCGCCGATTCGGTTGCCGAGCATGCTTGGTTCCGAATGGAGGGCGCGAACAGTACGACCTTGGTGTACTGCGAATCCGATGACGGGACCAGAGACGTTAACGACATCTCTTCGGGCGTCGCTCTCGGAACGACCTACAAAGAGTTTGTTATCGACTTCACGGGCGGCAAGTCCGATGTTAAGTTCTACATCGACGGGCAGCGAGTCGCAGCAACTCAGGTCTTCGACTTGTCGGCTTACACCGGCGGGTTTCAGCCCTTGGTCCAATTGCAAAAAGCGTCCAACACAAACGCCGACGTTTGCAAGGTTGACTACGTTAAGATCGTCTCGAAGCGATCCTAATCGATGACCCTGCACGATACCATAATCAAGGATGCCAAGAAGGTCTTCGCCAACCCGCAAGACTTCGCCGAATCGATCGTTTACTACAAAAGAAACGGTCGATCGAGGAAGATCAACGCGGTAGTTGAGCGAGAGGATTCTTTGCAGCTACCGGAAGCCTCTGACCTAGTAACTCCGCTTTTCAGGGTCAGGGCTCCGAACGATGAGGCCGAAGGTATCGCAAGCGATGAATTAGACCTCGGCGGGGATCAAATTGGGCTATCCCCCCGAGTAGGCGAACCAGCGGAGCGGCGGTCTATTGTTCGACTTGTTGAGCATGATGAAGGGATGTTGGTTTTAGAGTGTCGCTAGCAATTATCGAGTTAATCGCGGTCGAATTGGAATCCAGGCTATCGGCTATGGTTGGCGATTCGATCACGTACCCAACTGATGTTCAGGAAGTCAAGCGACCTACTCGATTCGCGAACTACACGCCGATCGATCGCCAAATCATCATAACCCAGGGAGTTCAAAACGAAGTCCCCGAGTTATCTTGTCCGGGCAATCCTCCGGCGGTTGCTTTGGCTCAGCAGTTCAATATCCGGCTGGTTTTGATGCCTTCGGAGCGGAGCCAAGACGCGATCGACACGCTACTAAATCAATTCGGCTCAGATGTTCGCAAGTGCATCTGCACCCCGGCTAGCTCCTGGCATACGTTCGACGGCAACGCTTTGTTTGCTACCTTCGGGACCAAGATCAACTTTACATCCGACGGCGGCATCGACGGGGCGAACATGCAGTTGATCGTAACCTATCGAGTCGATGAAGATGATCCGACGGTAAGGCGGTGACGCAATGATAATCGACATCCAAGCACACGAAGAAAAATCGAAGCTAGCAGCCGAGCGGGTAATTAACTACGCCGACGGACTAGAAAAGGCTTTTAGTAAACGCATCGAGGAAGCTACTAAGGAAACAAGGCGGCGAACAGAACGCGAAATACAAACAGCAATGGCCGTCGAGCGGGTCGAGGAATTGAGGGCCTTTTGCGTCGACGAAAAGCTAATCGACAACTTACTAGCCAAGGAATCGATACTGAAAATCGACGACACGTTTACCGTACCGCTTCGGGCGTTCAAGGCGCGTCAAACCGTAGAAGGCGTTGAGATTGAATTCGTTCGAGGCACTCCGGCGATGGTATTCGATGGGGCTTTCGGGCCGAAGATTCCCAAGTTGGGAAAGAACATCTACAAGCGACTCGGACGGGCTCGATTCCCAATCCAGAAACTAAGAGACTTGCAAGCAACCAAGATCGAGGGCGTCAAGGATGCTTTCGATCGCGGGGCGGCTCAAGCTAAATCGATAATGGTTCGCAAGCTCAAAGAGGCCAAACAGGACGCAAACGACATACTCGGGAGAGACAAATATGCTACTACGTAAAAAGACCGTTTTGGGTGCAAAGATCGAATCGACCGTAGGCACAGCCGAAACCATCGCGGCAGCGGATTGCACGGTCAATGCCTACGACCTTATGATTAACCCGGAGTTTCCTTTCGAGGAAAGGCAAGGGCAAGGCGGTTTCGGTCGCTTAACCTCGATTCCAGGGGCTAGGATTGGCCGGGCTACCTTCTCGGTCGACCTAGCCTATGACGGCTCGGCAGTTCCGGCATGGGCTAGCACTTTCCTCCCGGCTTGCGGCGTTGTGCTTTCGACGGCTACCTACTTCCCGAAAACCGAAGTTCCGGCATCGGGGAGCAGCGTAAAGACCCTCACAATCGCGGGGTTCTTCGATGGCGTTCGCAGGCAGATTTACGGGGCGGTCGGCAATGCTCGGTTTATCCTGCCTACCGGGCGAATGGGGCGGGTTGAATTTGACTTCCAAGGGGTCTACAGCGACGAAGCAGACGCGGCGATTCCAAGTTCGATCAACTACGTCAACACGCTACCGCTTCGCGTTGCAGGCGGTGCTACGTCTTGGGCGTCGACGAATATCTGCCTGGAGTCGGCAACGATCGACCTTGGCAACGTGATTACCGCTCGAGAATGCTCGACCTCGGCGGCAGGCGTCGATAGCTTTGTTATCACGGATCGCAATCCAAGGATTACCGGAAATCCAGAATCTAAGTTGATCGCCACTCAAAACCGATACGGTCAATTCCGCGACGGGACCGAAGCCAGCCTTTCGTTTACCATCGCGGGACCAACGACCTCAACGCTTGTCTTTACTGTCCCCAAGGCCCAGCTAGTAGCCAAGCCAATGGGCGAGCGGAACGGCATTATGACCGATCAACTCGAATGGCAAGCAAACAAAAACGTGGACGCTTCGGATCAAGAAATCTCAATCGCTTTCAACCATGCAGCCTAATACATTCGCAGACAAAATTGACGGGTGCGATATCGAGTTTACCTTGAACCGCTTGAAGTTCCGAAAGACCGAACAGGTCTTAGGGCTTATCAGCGATTTCAGGGAATCGACCGAACCAAAAAAACAGATGGCAGCAATCCGCGAAGCCGTCTCGATTTGCTTGGCCGGTTGGAGTCTCGAAAAGCCCATAAGCGATTGGGATGAAGAAATCGAAGTTGCCGACGCGGTAAAGCTTGTCAGTTGTTGCCTGCGCGGCAACTCGGCTAGCGAAGGTGATAAAAAAAAATAAGGACAGCCGCATTCATACGATGCGGCGAACTATGCAAGTCTTGCACTCGAAATCAATGCAACAACAAGCCAAGCAGCGACCTCCCGTTGATGCTAGCCTGTCCAGGTTGCGATGAATCCGGGTGCGATGCTTGCGAGGGTCGAGGGTATTTTGAAATCGTCGATTGCCCGAAGGATTACGTAGGGCATCGAGTTAGTTCGGCGGCTAACCTTGCGGCTTGGGTCTCGAAAGGGATCCTTCCAGAGGCGGGCGGGATTTACGATCAGGACGCTTGGTTTGTTTCGGTGCAAAATGCACTCGACGCAGACGTAAACCGAATCGAAGAACAGAGGCGTAAAAATGGCTGACGTAGAAG